ATTGACTGAGGATGATAATGATCGAGTGATTCGACCAAAAAATTACGAAGGTGTTGAAAAGAGAGAAATAATCCCAGCGATTAAGGCTCACTATTTCAATGATGACTCTTTACAGAAAGTCTATCGTGAAGCAAAGAAGTTTTTTCATGAGTACATGAAGATCCCGACCCGTACTGAATTAAGAGAAGTCTGTAATCTGACAAATCTCAATATCCCAGACGCCAAATTTAATTCTTTGTTTGAGGTTGACCTTTCTCAATACAATTACGATTTTCTCTATAAGTACACAAAGTCATTCATATTCTATAAAAATCTTAACGAAACAGTTATTGATGTATTGTCTTTCTTAAAGACGGCTGACATTAATCCAGGCAACGTTGAGCTTATTACAAATGATGTTAGACAAAAGTTTAATGATAAACTAAACGTCAATTTTGCAAATGCGGCATCAGGACTAGACTTCTTTAATGCTGAACACCACGTCCAATTATCAAAGATCGGTACACCAACTGGTTTTCCATACTTTGATAAAGTATTAGGTGGAGGTTGGAACCCAAAAACACTAGTCGTTTTCCAAGGCAGACCAAAGGTTGGTAAGTCAATGGTGTTATCAAACATTGCAACTCGTGCCTTTCTAGCCGGCTGTGAAGTTGGAGTTGCGACGCTTGAATTATCTGATGCCAAGTACATGAAACGTATAGGCTCAAACGCCCTCAACATCGTCTTTAAAGAATACGATTCTCTCCTACATAGGGATCAAGTTGGCGGAGTCAAGGAGAAAATTGAGATACTGAAAAAGAATAATCCCCAAATGGGACAAATGATGGTAAAGGAATTTCCAACTGGAACTGCCTCAGCTATCGATATTGAAAACTACTTCATCACTGTTCAAAATAACACAGGTATAAAGTTTAAAGTAATAGTCGTCGACTATATTAACCTGATGAGACCTTTACGTGAACAGGGCAATGTATACGAAAAAATCAAAGTAATTTCTGAAGAGCTACGTGCAGTCGCGATTAGAAACGAATGGTGTATTATCACAGCAACCCAAATTAAAAGAGACGCAGTTGACGACCAAGACATTGGCATGAGTGATATTGCTGAATCTTTTGGATTAGTTCACACAGTCGATTCTCTGTTCGGTCTAATTAGAGGCCCAATGGAGAGACGTATGAAGATCAAGCTAATTGCAAACCGTGATGGAGGTTACACTGAAAGCTTTAAAATGTACCGAATGGATTATGATTATGCTAGGTTAGTTGAAGAAACTGATCCAGCCAGTCAATATTACTCAGATGATGACGATACTATTTCGCTAGAGAATGAAATGCGAAATCAATATCAAAGTCATTCATCACAAAATGGCATTCAGCCTATTACCGCAACAACGCTACCACCAGTCCCAGCTGGTGTATCGCCACACGATGATATTCTAAATTCCATTAATTAAAAAGACACACTATGAATTGGAACCATTTAATAGACTACCCGATGAAGATGACGATCTAACTCAATACAACGACAGCGATGAAATTGAGGAATTAGGTCTTGAACCAGATCACTTTGATCCGGACTTTGATGATCATTATGACGATGATTTAGACGAAGACCCAGCTGAGCTAGAAAGACGTCGACAGCGATATGCTGAGCTCAAAAAAGACGACAAGATTTTCAATAACACATATAATATGGGTTATGAAAATCCAATGGACGAAGATGAGCCAGACGAAAATAGCCGAGGAGGCCGAGAAATCAAAGTAGATTCGTCGTCGCCTGATTTTTTCTTGTATGATCAAGACAAATATTCAGAATATGTCGATTCGCAAATCATTCAAAAGGAAATCTTTTCCTACATTGAAACAAGCGAGGAGATAAATCAGATACTTGGAACTGAACCTGAAAAAAAGAAATTTGTAAAGACTGAAATAAACCAGATTTTCTCAATCTTATGCAAGAATCTAATAACTCGAAATAACCGAAACTATTTTATAACACCAATCTATGTGCTTGATGCTATTTCAATAACTGTTGCAATGGACTATAAAAAGCTATTTGATATGTTAAGTTATGAAAACAAAGAAGTGTTATTGTTGGAGTTAAATACTAAGTACGGATTCTTGGATAAGATCATGAAATCCAATAAAATGTTTTAATGACGACCTTAAAAGACATTCGAAAAATACACCTAGTTGGTGACCTACACTTAGGCATCAAAAACAATGCAATAGAATGGCTTGAAATTCAAAAAAGCTTTCTATTGGAAGACCTTATTGAAAAGGTTGACTTTGACTTTGATGAAGCTCGAGATATTCTAATTTTTGAAGGAGATATTTTTCACTCTAGGGAATCAGTAAACATTCGAATTCAAAATGAAAGCTTTGCAATCTTTGCACAGCTAGCCAAAAAGTTTAAACGTGGTGTCTATATTATTTTGGGCAATCATGACGTCTACTACAAAGATAAGAATACAGTCAATTCAGTTAAGTCACTATCTTACCTATCAGACAACATTCATGTATTTGAGAGATCTGAGATTTTATCAATAAACGGCAAGCATAACTTTTTAATGCTACCGTGGGTTGACGATTATACTCGACTTGCTGGTATAATTGAAGATAATCGTGATGATGCAGACTATATTATTTGTCATGCTGACATCAAGGGTTTGACACTAAACAAGTGGGCCAAAGTTGAACACGGTATCGAACTTAGTGCTTTATCTACATTTAAGAAAGTATATTCTGGCCATATTCACATTAGGCAAGAAAAAGCAAATTTGCTCTATACTGGTACCCCATATCAAATGGATCGAGGAGATCGTGATAATCAAAAGGGCCATTATGTTTTAGATGTTACAGGAGATCAAATCGTCGAAGAATTTTTACCGAATGTCAAGTCGCCAGTCTTTTTAAAGCTCAATATCTTTGAGATCTTGGAAATGCCGTTAGCTGATATTGAGAAAATGTTCAGAAACAATTTCATTGATGTCATGATAAGCGTCAGTTTTGCCAGTAAGTTGTCGATTACCAGTTTTTTAGAAAAAATTCAGGACACAGGTTATCGAAAGATCGAGTTCTTTACTTATGTTGATGCTAAACCAGAAGAACAGACGACACAAGTTGAATTTGATCTACAAGACAATTTCAACATTAATGATATTTTCTCTCATTACCTAACGATTCAAAATTACACAGAACCAGTTAAAGAGGCCTTAACTGAAAAATTCTTGGAGACTCTACAAAAAGTTAGAGAACTTGATAAGTATGCATAGACCGTTTATTCATAGAGCAATTGAAGTTAGACCAGTCGGTCCAAACCGGTTTGCAGTATTTTCAACTGACAATATTGGTCGCGGTACTCGAATCGAGGCTTGTGCAATTATCCCAATAACCAAGCAAGCTCACACAGCACTGACTAAAACTAGAACATCGGCAGCTGATAGACTAGTTCAGAATCCAGACGGTATTCTGAAAGAGCGCAATATTCTAAATTCAATTGCTGAAATGGAATTGGAAAAGCGCTTTGACGCGGGCCTAGTTTCAACCGAAGACATTAAGAAAATCCTATTCGAATCAGGTAACCTAACTCAAGTACTCGATATTGAAACCCACGGCTTTTTATCGGGATATGGCTCATTCTATTCCAAGTCTCAGTATCCGAATGCCTTGATTGAATATGATGCTGAGTCTAAACTATATAATGTCACAACAGTAAAAGATATTACACCTAACACAGAGATTACCTATTTTACTCGATGAGAATAGAAGAATTTGCATTTAGAAATATATGTTCGTATGGTAACAAGCTGCAGCAATTCAAGTTTGATGATTTGCCGAAACTTGTGCTGGTCCAGGGTAAGAATGGTGGAGGTAAGTCATCTATTTCAGATGCACTGACTATCTCGATTTATGGTAAATCAGCAGTTCGTAAAACCAAAGAGATTCCAAACCGCATTAATAAGAATGCCTACACCCAAATCAAGTTCAAAACAAATACTGGCGATACTGTTTCGATTGAGCGTGGACTTGAACCAAATTTTTCAAAACTCGAAATAAACGGAGTTCAACATAATTTACCAGATAAGAGACGAGTCGACGAATTTATTGAAGACGAGCTGACTCAAATCCCATTCAACGTTTTTTCAAATACAATCAGTTTATCAGTAAACGACTTTAAAAGCTTTGTTAAGTTAAGTCCACAGGACAAACGTAAGATTATTGATAAAATCTTTGGACTTGACATTCTAAATGAAATGTCGACCTTAACCAAAGATGAGACTAGAGAAACTCTTGCTCGTAGTCGAGCTTTACAGG